AAAGTTTCACAAAATTCCGTCTGTATACAAACCGTCCGTACCGTCTTTCCAGTAACCGGACATTTAATCTTGCCTGACTCCCGTATCACGCCGGCCTGTTTTAGTCTGGTAATCTCTGGCCGGATATTGTTTACGTCTATTACCTGGAGTACGGCCATTATTTCCCTGTCTGTCATGCTGGATTTTTGCGTAGTCATTAAGAGAGAAACAATCCTTTGCCGGTAAGTCCTGCCCTTGCCTTCGGCTTCATGCTCGGCGTGGGACAGGCGGGAGTTGTCGTGTATGTCTTTCATGTTAATCCTTAAAAGTTTTGGGCGGGGCTAACGCCGAGCAGAAGCTAGAGCTTATTGCCTTCTTTATCATGTTCGACACAAAGAGTATCGTCATCGTCTTGATCGAAATCCCAACCCTCGAAATGCTCGTCAGCTAAGGCAGATACTTCTTGGTCGATCTTGTCAAATTCCTGGTGGTCGTAATGTTCCACGGGGAAACGAAGCCAGAAGCTACCCTGTCTATTTTCTTCATATTCGTCCGTTTCTACGAAAAGATCATCATTCATACATTCGACGCCGATGTATTTTATGAGGTAATCGCAAACAATACATCTAAAGTCTGCCTCGAACTCACCGTAGTTATAGGGAGAACAACGATGGAAATCTGTACTCCATACAAATACATGGCATTTTATTTCTTTTTTCATTTATCTAACCTTTCATTAAATATTATTTAAACTTAAAAAACTCAAACCCGCTCTGGGCGTAGTCGTTTGTATCTGTATCTACCATTACCCCAAACCTGGCCTTGGCATGTGTCCGACGAGGCTCGGTGTTAAATATCTTCTCAAGCTGCTCCGGGGTAAAGCAGTCAAGGTTGTTTATGAGCATGTCGCTGAGCGGGGTGGCTCGCATGGCTTATCTCCGTCTGCAAGGGCGAGAGCGTCAATCGCTCTGTTTACTCCCTCGTATGATGGATTAGAATATCCAGTTTCATCACTAAAGCAATCCACGAACTCCTTCAACGCCTCATACATAGCTTTGTTTTGGGTTAGAAGAAATTCTATCATGTAAAGCTCTTCAAGGTCTCCGTCATAGATAGCCCCTTCAAGGTCAAGTAATGAGGCTTGTAAGTAACCGGAAATTTCCTGTCGTCTAGGTATTTCACTCATTGTCTTTCTCCTTTGGCTGTTTAGCCTTTAATTTTTCAATGTCCATCTTAAGCCAGTGTTCACATATCCATAGGACATTAGTTATAAACTTACTGCATTGTTCAAGGTCGTGTTCGGACAAGGTGACATTCTCGCCGGCGTCACCAACCCTAGCCCCGTTATGCTTAAGCCATTCGTGTGTATCGTCTTGGTTCCACTCACGCTCAAAAGAAGTTCTGTGTCTACCTACCGTCACTGTCCAGCCGAGAGCCTTCAACGCCTTTGTAACCTCTAGTACAAGCAAACCCCAATAATACCCAAGCTGAGGATTAGACTTGCTCTGGTGGGGCTTACGGTGCTTCTCGAAGCCTCTGTAATCGTCGGGCTTGCCAGATAAGAACTTTCGCCTTGCTTTGGGGTCGTCATAGATGATCTGTTTCTTTATTACTGTATAGCCGTATTCAGGCATTACTGCTCCTTATTTAATATAGCTGCTCGCCACAGTCATCGCAATAAGGACTGCTGTTGTGGGCGGTTACTTCATGTCCGCAATTATCACAGAACCAAGTGTCGCTCCATCCGTTACGTTTTGCGGCTTCTGTTAAATCACCGTTATCATCTATTTCGTAACCATTCATTACTTTACCCCTTAATCAGTTGGCCTATGACCTTAGTATCGCATAGACACACATTCTTCGTTAAAGGTATTCCATATTCTTTTACCACTTTAAACCACGCGCAATCATCCTGACAGCAATTATTGCATTCTCTTTCTTGGCTGTACATAAGAGGACAAAAAACCGCACCGCCTGCTTCAATATCTTCAAATCCACCACACTTAGTTCTCTTGAGTTTTCTCATTATTTTACTCCTTAAAGCCCCCACCTCTGTCAATAGAGGCAGGGGGGATTGGGGGTTGGTTAGAACTGCGGAGGCTCTTCCGGCAACGGGCCAGAATCGTCATCTCGCGGGATGTTCTGGTTCTGGGCGAACTGATCGGCTGTCTGGGATGGAGCGTCTGCGACTTCTAACTGTCGGTAAACCCTGATACCACCAAAAACACCGTTGTACTCTACCGTCATATCATTAAAGAGGATAATCTGCTTGCCTGCCCAGTCATCGGAGTTGTCGCCCAGGGTCGCAAAGAAGGCTTTTGTGTTGGTGACGTTCAGGATAAGAGGCTTATAAGCACCTGCAAAGCTAACAACCCATTTAACTTCCGGCTTGCCCTCTTGCCCTACGTCCTTACGTTCAACGCCTGCAACAGTCAACCGTGTCGGCTGTTTCAGGTCTGACTTTTGTATGTAATTACTTTCTAGCATGTCATCTATTGTCGGCATCATTTGCCCTTTCTGTTTAGTTTCTTGTTCTTGTTCGTTTCGGTTTCTTGTTCTGATTCTGTGTCGAGGCATTCTCCTTTTCGTCGTCTAATAATTGATCCCATGCCTGTTCAGGCCGGGGCTTGCGTATATGTATTTGTTCTACTGGTATGTTGTCGTGGGTGTTATTGCTCATCGGGATAATTCTCCGCAAATAATTCTTCATTGATTACTTTGGCATCTCTTGATAAATCATCGTAGCATATCCGGCACAAGGCTGTGGTAGTATCTCTTTTCCATGAGTGATTCCAAGATGCAACTGTATTTGGGTCGCCACATTTACTGCATATTATTACACTCATTTGAAAAACTCCCTATCTAACGGCTTACGCTTTGTAGCCGATTGTACCTCACGCCGTCTTAGTTCGTTATAAAATTCGTCCCAGTGTTTAGGGATTGGTACTGACTTCATTTTCTCGTCAAGCCACAACACCTTAAGCCCTTTTAGCTCATCAAAAGACATATCCTCTACCTTAACCTCGTCTCTGAGGTATTTGGCGTAGAGTAACTTCTTTTCTGTAAGGGTCATGTCGTTTGCAGCTTTCCTTTGAATTTATCACACCTGTCAGGGCAGCTCATTCTCGACGTAGTACAAAAGTTATATTCGGTTGTTACGTCGAATCGTTTGGCTAATGGTGCTTCGTTGGTTATTTTTGGGTTCTCCAGGCATTTAGCCAATGCCAATGCGTCGTCGGCGTTCATACAATCGTATAGCTGGATATACTCACAGTCCTCACAGTACTGTTTTAGCTTCGGGTGTTTCTTTACAAACCCGTCACGCTTTTCATGCCCTGAATCTATAAGTTCTTTTTTGTAGTCTTCGTTTCTTTCTTCTTGGTCACTCATTTCTTACCTTTCTTAAACATATCGCTAAACACCTCTGCGACAGTTGCAATATCAACAGGGTACAGCTTACCCCCACACACGCAGAACGTGACTGGCTTGCTTAGCCATGTTGGGGCTTTGCATTTGTCGCACACGTATTTTCTTTGGTCGCTCATTATATTACTCCATAAGTTACTTAAATGACTCCCCACAGCGGTTAGGCCGTGGGGGTCTTGGTGTTACTTTACTGGTTCTAGGGCAAAATACGGAACTCGCCCACCGTTCCATGAAGTCTCTATACCATCGTCATCAATACGATCTATGCAGTGCTCAGTATCTACTTGGGGGTGGCTCTTGTGTGGCGATTTATCAGTCCAGTCATTCTCGCCATCTTCAAACTTCCGCACTACCTTAACCTTGTCACCTGCCTTAATCCCATGATGCTCAATCCACTGCGCCTGCTTTTCGGCGTATGTGCCTGTCAGGGCGGAGAAGTAGGCTTTGGCGATTTTAGCGATAGCGTAACGACTCTTAATGCCAATCACCTTATCAATATATCCAATTTTACTTAAGCCATAAGATGAATGTATGAAAGCTGCCGTATTGACATAGGTATAGTCAGGTGCTTGGTTATTAGCAAGCGATAAACTATCACCATCGTCAAATACTACGCCATTATGAGTCTTTCCGCAATACTCAAAGCTAACCACGTCACCAACAGCCGGGACGTAGGCAGAGACAGGCTCTAGGGATTCAATGGGGAGCAAAAGCCCAGTTGTGTCCTCTATGGTGTCATCGTCTTCGAATCTGCTTATTTCTCTTACTTCGCCAAGATGATTTCTCGTAGTCACTGGCATGTCTTTGCTCTCTCTTGTCACCCTAACCTTATCACCTACTTTATAGCTAGAAGGGGTGCCAGGAGTGGCAGGTTTCTCGCTGGCAGTCCCCTGCACAATCTTTGAAGGGACTTTTGACTCCGTACCAGTAACTGCCTTTTCTACGCCGGTAATCCGAACAGATTGTAGGCTCAGCAAAAAGGGGTGACAATGGCCCTCACCTCGTCAATATCGGCCTTTTCAGGCAACTTAACGAGAGCCAGTGCCTTTACTTCGGCATTATCGGCGTCATAAGCTGGCATGGCCGTACCTGAGCCGTGTACTTTCAGCTTCGTGCTGTCGATGTTGCCATTTTCGTCTTTAGATTTGATGTTTTCTACTACTGCATAATTAAATAAACTTTGTGTCTTCATAATAATACTTCCTTCCATTAAAGTTATGCCTGTTAAGGCGTTAGTTACTTAAAATACACGGTGCGTACGTGGGAATATAATCCCCTTTCCTTGGTGCGCTACATTCCTGCCTATCAGGCTTTGCGTTCAGGGTGGTCTTTCACGCAACAAGTTTAATGCGGACACGCTATCATCCACTACGCACCGTGCTTATATCCATTCGATCGACAAGCGGTTTTGCCTTAAAGGTTATCAGCGTTGTCTCGGTCGTCCTTAATCGGATAGCAGCATATTAACTGCCCGCCAAACCGTTCCAAGATACTGTACGGCTATTTTGTTTGTGCCGCCCGAATGGGATATATCTGTTATTTACTTTTAAATGGTGTCCAAAACTGTTAAGCCTTGGACACCTATCTGTTAACGCTTTCTGTGAGGCACTGTCTTAATAAGACATGACTACTGCGCTCCTTTCCGCGTTTTAGTTTTTAAAGAGCCACTCCAGGGGCCAGACTAAGACTTAGCCCCGTCGGAAGAGGGTGATTTCTTCAAGGTTGCCTGCATACGGCGGATGTTGAGGATGAATTCGTCGAAGTCTTCGTACCTGACTTGGACAGAGCCTAAATCTCCTTTAAAGCTGATAAAATGGCCGCGATCATCAACCTTAAGGCCAAAGTTGCTTGGATTGTCGGCTATCTCAAACTCCGTCAAAGGCTCGGACAGGACAGTGAGGTCGTCGAGTTTGTCAAAGATATTACCGACAAGAATATACCCAATCGCCTTAATCCTACTAAGCATGTCTCTTTTATTGGACTCAGTATACGTTTCACTATTATATTCCATTCGCCACATATTCCCTTTTTTTAGCAAGACAACACCATTGCAACCATCGTGGTACTCGTCCCCATGCCTAAGATCAGGCTTCTTTTCCTCGGCGATCTTTTTTTCAAGCCCATCTATAACGCCCTGTATATAGTCGCAGACGGCTTGCTCAGCGTCTTTAAAGGCTTGGTGGTTGTCAGGGGTGGGGTTGTCTTTAAACATGTCAGCCAATGTTTCTGCCTTGGTGTATACGCCACCGCAACACTGCGTATCATATAAGGGGCATTTACTACCGCCACAATATGTGGCTTTTTCGTACCTTGCACAACAAGCGCATGTTTCTCGCCCTAACTCAAACCCTCCGCTTTCTAACACATCTATCAACTGCCCTCTTGTCGCGTCCCTGCCCTGCTGATGGTGTAAAAGTGAACACCACAAGGCTGGAAGGTCGCCTTTCTTTGCTTCTTGCTGAACATATTCTTTCGTCATAAATTTCATTTCTAAACTCCTAATAAGGTTATTTAATTGGCCCGGCTGTCGCCAAGCAGCCATGTCGTCTTGATTAGCTTCATTTTGTACTCCTGAATAGGACTGCAACGGGGGTTAGGACTTTGTAAAGGGCAATATCTATGAACACGAAGCTCGTGCGAATATCTCCTGCTGGCCCTATGTAAATCCTTGGCACTGGATACACGTCGTGCCAATTTAGTTCCTTCATTCGTTCGTCCTTATACTTAAATCCGATGAAGTCGGGGTGGTCGGGAGCCTGCATTAACGGAGTCTCTTGTTCAAAGATATAATACAGGTATTTAGTATTATTATTACAGCAGATAGGAATCTCCACTATCTCCGGCTTAGGTTCTTCGTAGCCTGCGCGGAGGCGGTAGGTGAACTCGCCTCGAAAAGGATGAGTAATTGCTGTGATTCTATACCATTCAATCGCCGACGTAATAGTACGGCATTCAAACTCTAGCACGCCTATTCTATGTGCCTCAGTCCTCATTTCTAGCGACCAGCCGCCATAGGCAAGCCATTCGTTATCCTTCAACGCCTGTATTATTTCTGTGTTATTCATTTTATCTCCCTGTAATCATTAGCAAGGGTTGTGGTACGCCTAACTACCTCGTTGTGTGGAAGTCCAGGTTTAGTTACAATAACTTCTAAGTCGGCAATAAATTCATCCAACAACTTCTCTTTAGCCTTGAGGGTGTCGTGTTCGTTCCAGCAGGTGACAAGGCGTTGGGCGCATTCAGCCTGTTCTTTGTGCCGTGATTCATAAGCGGTTCCGACGAGATTCATCTCGGCAAGTGTGTCGCCATCAACAAAACCTATCGTCAGTCCACGTCTTTCGAGTTGTTTGTTTATATTTTCCATTACATTATCCCTTTTAAATTAGATGCAGCCCGCACATATCAACGCCTTGTGAACGAGAGGAGTGCGGACTGCGGTGTTTCGAGTAGGTTTCGTTCACAAGGACTTTCATATATTTACACTATACCCAATAAAATTAAGAGTGCCAACTTTAAAACAGGAATTATTTAAAAATAATTGATCTCTTCTGGTAATGTAACTGATTTAGGGGTGGCATTTCATCCCTAAAGAATGCAGACAGGTACTTTGCTGAGCCGATTACGTCATTTAGGACATCACATACCATAGGGTTGTTCATTTTGACTTTAGAGGTATCAGGCAGGGCTTCTACCACCTCTTTAAACAAAGGGAAGAGCGTAAGCATGTCTTTGTATGCAGGGTTCTTTTCCAGTATGGCCTTTGCGATTCTTGTTTGTTGTGCTGTAAGCATCCTATTCCTTAATTCAGTTGTTAAGTAATCCTTAACTACTCAGCGGGTCTTGCTTAGTATGAGTTTCCACTGCTTATCATTGTTTTACTCCATAAAACATTATTAAATGCCCTAGCCAGTGACCGAGACTGGTAGAATACCGCTAAGTATCCATTAGCCCACACAGCTTCAAGATTTATAGTCTATCTGCCCGACAATTAGCCTCGCGAGCCTTCATTGCCGTTGTGTTGCTCTAGGGTAGGTTATTTACTTTTAATGAGATAGGCAGGAGTCGAACCTGCGTGAAACTGTTCTGTATTGACCTGTATCGGGTAGGCAATACTTAGCGAGAAGCCCATTTTTCAGGTTCAAGAGATTAACGCCAACCCTAAAGGCATCTCTTCGCCGCTTCCTTGTTTCAGCTTCGCTTGGAGCCTGACGGTCACCATTCCGCCACTATCTCGTATAATATCATCGGGGCAGGATTGCCGCGCCTAGGACGACTATTTCGGATTTAACGCCGCCCGATGATATATGTTAAGGTGGGGCGAGTGCAGAGTAATCAGAATCAATCTATACTTGAAAGGCAATAAAATGAGTCGGCGTTTGTGTGTGGGTCACGGCGTATTAACGCTACCACCGCCTTAGAAATGCCCTGCACTGCCCCATATTGTTATGTTAAAGAGCTACTGTTCTATACCCATCATCTGTCTGATGTGGTAGCCTGCGTCTTGTAGCCAGCAACCTATATGAGTGGCTTGCTGGTGGCTGAAAGACATTGAACATCCAGCAGAATGAATCATAACAAAGCCGTCCTTTTCTTCAAATGCAACTTCTGTGTAGCCAGACTTGTATTTCAACTCATTGCCATTGTCTTTTATTTTCCTAGCCATTATATCACTCCAAAAGAAAAGCCAGCAACAAGGACACCGGCTAGGAACCTTGAATACTGGCAATTTCGTAATATACTACTTAGATTTGTTGGCCGGTGTTTCATTTCTTTACTTTCTTTAATGCTTATTCATGGCAATTCTCCTTATTAAAGTCATGCCTTAAAGCTAAACTATACACCACGCCAGCCATAAGTCAAATTTTATTTTGAAAATAATTAAAAAAACATGAAAATACTTGCTTTTGGGCTGTGGTAGGGTATAATATATATATGGCAGACACACAAATAAACATTATCAAAGCAATCCATGAGGGTATTTATGACTCTGTAAGGGGCAAGAAACTAAAGCTCAATAAAATGCAGGAAGCCATATTAACCTCAAATAAGAGAGTCCATTTGTTTTACAGGGGTTCAGGACGGCCAAAACAAAGCCCGCCAGGCGAGTGACACCTGACAGGCCGGGTTCTTTAAAAAGTACATAATTATTCGACTAAAAAGGCTCAGCCCCTTGCAAGGGCAGTACAGTTATCACATATCCCTCTTCGACGGCGATCCCCATAAACCCGTAATCAAAACGACTGTCGACTGTAAACCTGTCGTGAGAAGAGGCAATGACATACATGGCAGAGCCGTAAATAGACTTTTCTGGCCTTCTCTGGACTACGATAAATTTCATAATCAACCTTTCTAATTCTTAAACAAGTCCTGCATAAGCTTAGGGCATACAAACCCAACGGCTACAAGGACAATTAACTGTAATATGCGTAATGGTTTGTTATTGCTCATTTTGACTCCTCTGCTGCGGCGATGGCTTCTCGGACGGCTCTTGTCTTAGGTTCGCCACAGCCCGGAATGTAGCCGTTTGGCCCAAGATGAGCAATTACGCCCTTACACGCTGCCAGTAAATCAGGAAACGCATTACAGGCGGTGACGATATATTCGGCGTTGGCTTTGCCTTGTGGTATCAAACCCTCAACAGATAGCCATATACGAGCGATATTCCAGCCGTCATAACTCCGAACAGTAACACATTCAGGGTTATTTCTTTCGTAACTCATTATATTGTCCCTGTTAAGCAGTCTCCACGGTAATTTACTATGTTCTTTCATTTTTATATCCTTTCAAGATTAGCCCCGGACAGGGGCGGTTAGTCGGTATAACCTACCACTGCGACAGGGATAGTGCCGAGGCGGTAACTGTCACCGAAGATAGTTATGCCGCAAAAGCCTCGTTTAATGTCTTTAGTGCAGACTGTTCGGTGTTTTCCGCAGTGGTCTATAGTGTCGCCTGCCCTGATTAAGCTGATATGCTTTTTGCTTACTTCAATACTCATCGTTAATACTCCTTAAAAGGGTTAATAGTTAAACCAGCCTCGATCTTTTCAACCGATACAGCTAAACATCTGCGGGCTGGGGGTGGGGTTTTAGGTGATCTTGGGGGTGAAATAGTCCACGCAAGCGGGCAATTCACCTTGCCTATGGCTAAGCCCATGATTCACACAGCACTTGCCGCCGCCGAAATCGCTATGGTAATTACATTCGCAACACTTTTGCCCTACTGATTCGTGCTTCACTTTCGGTTCTTCCATAATACACCTTCACTTTCTTTAAATAAAACCCTATTAACGATTAACAAACGGCCTCCATAGGTCGAGGCCGAGAGTTAAGCATTAAACAGACTTAGTGAAATAACACTCATAGTCAGCCTGACCAGCATATAATCCGTTAAGCTTCGATAAAGACTTAGAATGATCGCCACCAAAGGCAATGATAAGTCGTTGGAATTTCTCAAACTGTTGTTGATTAACGTGCATGATAGACTTCCAGTAAGGTTCGCCTGTTGAACCGCCGAGCGTATCGCCTTTCATTTGACCAAAAAGGAAATTGGCATTGGCTTTAAGTCCTATTTTAATCATTTTTCACACCTTTCTAATATAAACCCTAATTAACATTAAAACCATTTAACAGCACGCCGAATCAGAGTTCTTCGCTGTGACAATCGGACATATCCCAGCCTCTTTTGTGTAATTCTTCCATTGTTTTTGTTTGGCATTCCTCGATTGTATCGCCTTCCACGACAACACAATCATCAATTTTGTCATTTATAATCGAAAACAGCATTTTCATAAACTCCTTATACTAAACAATATTAACATTTAAGCGGCCATTAACTGAATAATAGCCGGTTGAGTGTTAATCTTGCGTTGCTAAGTAAGCGATCCAGGCAGCTATATTGATCACTTCGTCACGCTGAAAAATAGTATCAAGTTGCTCGACAATTTCGCCCGCTACAACTTCAGAGCACGTTGCGTCAACATCGTTGAATAGCGTCCCTTTTTCAAACTTCCGATTTTCTTTCGGCGTTTCCATAATTCAAACCCTTTCAAAAAGAAATTAACATTAAACTCTAATAATACGGGTAAAGTAACCTTTCGCCTCTTGTTCTTTAGCTGCTGAATTAGCTTCGGCAAGAGTATCAAAAGTCCAGCTAAATCCAAAATCGTAGTCATTATAGCCGAATAACATTTTATACATGATACACCTTTCAAAAAGAAATATTAAATATTAGCTTGTTCAACCTTGACTTCATAGCCTAAGGACTTTATAATAGCAATATGCTGTTTAGTGAAGGTTTTAACGCTTGTAAGCTGGATTAGCTTTTCAGACACTTCACAGGCAGGGTAAGTTAAATTATGCCCGTATACATTTTTAATCTTTACTGTGATTTCCATAATACGCTCTTTCTAAAATAAATAATGTTAAAACCACCTTTCCCAATTTTCACAGGATACAGGCTAAACTTCTGCCAAGTGGTATAGGGTTTAATCTGTTAAATGATTGTTTCTTGGAATGGAGCTTTGTGAGTGAGAATTAGCGATTCCAATGTGTCAAGATTAACCTTGTCCTTACCTTGCTCAAGACCAGCTAGATATGCCACAGCAACGGGGAAGTTGTTGTCTTTGAGGTCAGCTTTGATTCGGATTACCTGAGACCAGTTGTAGAGCGTTGTTGCTCGAATAGACCGTACAAGCCGCTTTTGCATCGTTCCGTGGTCATGGACAATCGTAAGCCGTATTTTGGCAAGATGCTCGTCGATCTCGTCTATTGCTGCATCTGCTTGCTTAAGCGACTGAGGGTCTTTTTTGCTGATGTGATGGTTAAGCTTAGCGTCATAACTAAACACTTTCAATGCTGCACACGCTTGTTCTAATACTTTGATGTTTCTTTCTGTTTGCATAATACACCTTCTTTCTGATTAAACCCTATTAAATTGTTAAAGAACTTACTTGCTTACCTTTATAGTATAACATCAAGGGCAAGGAAAGTCAAAAAGAATTATGCAGGTAAATAGGCAAAACAACCATAAGTATAGACAGCCAAAGCACTTAAAAAACATAAATAAATAAATAATTCCGCTTGACTTGAACAAAACAGATGTTAGACTGTATATAGATGTATAACAATAAAGGTGTAATCCGAAAGGGGTATAATGATTCAATATGGCGGAAAAAGATTCAAAACATTGTGTCATTGCGGTAAAGAGTGCAAAATGCCGCAAGGCTTAAGCGTTAATGAGTATATGGACAGATTCAACAAAACAGGTATATCATCGGTTCCGGGGGCTTGTCCAGATCACGGAGAGACACAACTAGAGGAAATCTCAAGCGTACCACTGCCAGCAGAGTTAATGATACCAGCATAAATAAGGCTATACCGAAAGGGGTATAAAAAAATGGATGCAGTGACGGAACAATTCCGAGAAGAATGTAGAGAAAGAGAGGGCGCATTGAGGGTATTTTTAGCGAACCTTAAAACACTTCACCAGAGGATAATGATGCGGTACTTACGAAAGAGAGGCTGGGTTGTGTTTTATCTTGAGGAAAAACACCGGAAAAAGTGCAGTAATGCAACATGTTGGATGAATCTGTATAATTAAATAAGGCTATACATAAAGGGGTATAAATGTTTGAACCGCTTGAAACATTGACGATGATCGACGGAAACACCGGAGAAGAGGTAAAGCACGATTTAATCAGATGGGAAAAGAAGGAAACAACACTAAACACCTTAAAAGCACAAGCAAGGCTGATAAGAGGGAATAAATGCCAACAATAACAAACACCGGAGTAATACCAGCACTAATAACTGCTTACCTACTTAACGACAGGAATGAAGCAAAAGCAGGGATGGAAGTGGGGTATTCTAAAGCATACGTATATAATGGGGAATATAGTAAATTGTGGGACAGGCAAGATGTAAAAGCGGAACTAGACAGGCAGGAGGTAGCGTTAAGAGAGAAAGCAGGGAGGAGTGTGGCACAGATTGACTGGATGTACCAGAAGGCCTATGATCTGGCAATGGACATAAACCAGCCCTCGGCAGCCGGCAGCAACACAACAGGCATAGCCCGGCTGTACGGCATGGACAAGGACGCTGGCGGAGGCGAGCAGACGGTGATCGTCATCAGCCCTCCACAGCCCGCACAAGGGCCGATTGGGCAAGATGCGGCACTAACCAGCCGTGACCCAAGTTTTGCCCTTAACGAGGCAGCAGCGGGCTTTGAACAGAAGCCGGTAGAAAGTGAGATAATCAATGAAGTGTAAATATGAATACTGTCATAACGAGGCGCAGGGGTCAGGTGCTTACTGCTCTAATTCGTGCCGGGCGCAACATTCAAGGCGCAACAAATCAAGCGCAACATTGGAATCAAGCGCAACATCAGAGGCGCAACATTCAAGCGCAACATGGCCGGACGGATCAACCGAACAAGGGTTAATGTCGCATGAAACACTGGTTGATATTAACAGGGCCTGCGGTGATTACCTTGATGACCCTATTCTTACTCAATCCATGCTCGACTCACTACCCGTCGGCGTATCACGTCCGACATCCCAGCCAGACGCCGGCACAGCCGAGTTGACAGCCAACCAGCTACATTCTAAGGTCGACAATTACATCGGGCCACAATGGAAGCACAGCACCGAGTATGCCGAGGTAATCTACCGGTTAATAACATGGACAAAGCAAGAGCTGATCGAGGCCGGCCAGACAGTGCCTCAATGGAAGGCGGCATGAAAGAAGAAATAGAAATATGGGAGTGTTTAGTCACACTAATCGTACTAGCAGGAGCAGTACACTGTATGGCTGTAGGGGCATGGGTCACGCTAATAACGGCGGCTAAGTGGGTTAAACTAATCAAAATAAGTTTTATACAGAAGCCGTCAGAAAGCGAAGGCCCTATATAGAAACGCGAGTGGGTTGTTGGGTATAGCCCAGTGATTACAGGAAAGAAAGCAATAAAAGACTTAATAAGTTAGAATAGGAGTTAAATATGACTAAACTACAGACGATGATGCTAGCCTCGCCCTTTTTGGAACAGGACCTATTGGGCGGCAAGCCCTTCGGCAGCGAAGTGAATTGTTCTGATAAAAGCAAAAAGAGAGAGCGGCTTCTTGGTAAGCATGATGCACTTTGCTCACAGTATTGTAGGCGGAGCGTTATGGGTAAGTTGGAATTATCAGCAGAAATTATAGTTATTTTGCGTGAAATACTGGGAACTCACGGATATGAATTTGGGGAGAAGTAATCACAGCCCCCAAAGCAATAAAAGACAAAAGGAATAGACTATGGCATGGCAAGGCTTTATGAAGGAATCTAAATCGTTTATGAATTACAATGCCCGTACTGGCTTCGGTAAGCTCCGTTTCTGGGCCTACTACCCTATAGCCCTGATTAAGTATAAGTACTGCATTTGGCGTTCCTTACGGTCAGATAGGTTTGATTGGAAGTTTCTTTTTAAGCATAGAAGTAAGATGTGCGACAATAATCGAGGCTAACTCAATAAAAGACATGAAAGGTAGATGATGGCAATAGGTATGGTTATATTTATGACGTTCCTTTTCTCGGCGACGCTTGTGTATATCGCAGCAAGGGATTGAGTAATGACCAATAAATCTATAAACGCGAGCGAATCAACAGAAACGGCGATTATGGCTATGTTTCCTACGGCAGATAGGGTTAGTTGCAGTAGATATTTTGATTGGAACTATAGCAATCCCTATTACCAGCTCAATAACGGCTATGACAGTAGTGTAAACCCGCAGGATTCGATAGAAACGGCGGTTTTGAAATGGAAATAAAACGTGGTTTTCATACAAGCGACGAGCTTTTCCTGACCAAAGCAGATATAGAGAAGCTTTTAGCTGGCGAGACTATTGATGAACACGCTATTAAGATTTCAATAAAAGACAAAAAGTCTAGTTAAGGAATAGAATAATGAAAGAATGTGAAGAACATGAATTTGGTAAATGGAAAATTGCTGATGTACACGAAGGCTATCTTAGAGAGACTAACTCATGTATGACGTGTGGTGCGTCTCGGGTTCGCTTGGTTGAGATTGTTGAGCCAATAAACACCCGTCCTGACTATGCAGTTGTCAATCGGCGTGATTTGGAACAACTTGAGCGGGTATCCGGCAAAAAGATAGGACGGGTAGAATAATGGATAGTGAAATGTTAAAAGTTCTCGTAGATTCATACGAGAGCAGAATCCGGATATTAAAATCCGATCTGGACAGGGCCAATGAGTCACTTGCTTTGATGCATACGCAAAGGTGTTGTTTAAGTCATGGTGGTCACGAATTTGTCAAAAAGGGCGAATCCGGGTGTTATTATGAAGAGTGCAAACACTGCGGTACAACAAAGGATGAATAATGACTGATAAAGAATTATCCGACAGGTTAATAGCTTCAGACAAAAAATTATGTGTCGACAGCCATAGATTCGCCAAATCTCTTGACAGTCTGGAAGAAGGCATAGATTATTAAAGGAATAGAATAATGGATAATTTGGACAAAGTATTTTGGCTAGTCATGTTAGGGTTGTGGACTGCTGGTGTGTACAACCTTGGTGGTTATGTGACAGGTAAGAAAATTATAAAGATAATTGAAAAATGCCGACTAACTTAATAGAAACGGGGTATTGCAATGATTAAGAGATTTATGCAATGGCGGAAACGATGCAACGACAAGCTTTTTAGCTGGTATTTAAAAAGGCATCACAAGTTTAGTATGAACCCAATAAAAGACAAAAAGTCTAGTTAAGGAAAGAATAATGTTAGAATACTTATTAGCTCTGGAAAGAATAACAGGGGAACCGACCGCCCCAAAGGTCTTCGATGATGCTGTAAAAAAAGAGGGTGACCGCATAAACCGGGCCGCTAAGGCATTATTAAGCAAGACCCCGCATAAATCTAATGGAAAAGTCAGTAAATGGCGTAGATGGGCTAATCTGTCGAAAGGAATAGAATAATGAGTGAACACACAGAAGAAGAAAAAAGAGAAAGATGTGCGGTTTGTATTTGCGAAGAAAAAGAAATAGAAGGGTTTTGTGAAAACGACTGCCAAGGCAGAAGGGAATAAATGCCGACTAAACAGATAAATTTCGAGATGTTACCTTATCAGTGGGATTTTTACACTGCTCTGAACCGCTTCCCCGGCTCTATCGCCGGATGGGGGACTGGAAAAACTACGATTGCTTTACTAAAAGGTGATTTATTGAGTCGGTTTTACAAGAATAACCTGGGCCTAATTGTCCGTAAGAAGTTTACCGACCTCCGCGATTCCACGATGAAGGATTTCACCAAGTGGACTGGTAAACATATCCCACAGGGCACTAAAGAGGCCAAATACGCTAACGGGTCAACGGTTTTGTTTCGTCACGCCAAAGAACTATCCGGTCTCCAGAATGTCAATCTGGGCTGGGCCTATATCGAACAAGCCGAGGAGTTTCCGACTGACACCCAGTTTCAACTCCTCAGAGGCCGTATGCGTAGAGAGCTTGAGATCGATGAGGATTATTGGGAGGCTATTCAGAAAGCTGGATCGATCCATCCCTTCTTACAGGGTATGCACGATAAACCCCTAAGGCAGATGATGCCTATCGCCAACGCCCACGGACATAACTGGATGTGGAAGATGTTTGTCAAGAGTCCGATGGACGGATATTCGTGTATGCAGGCAAATTCGTTCGATAATCCCCACTTGCCCCCGGACTTTTTGGAAGATTTGGCCCGGATGAAAAACGACTCTCCGGCAAAATACAAACAATACGTAATGAACTGCCACGACGAAGTTGACTTAGATGCTTGTTATTACATTGACATTCTTAACAAAATGCGGGCTGATGACCATATTTGCCACGTTCCATACGATCCTTCGGCCAGGGTTTACCTTTCATTTGACATTGGCCTTGACTGTACCGCGATCTGGTTCTTACAGATAATTCGCGGAAGAAGGAATCTAATCGACTACTACGAGAACACAGGTAAATTCGTTGACCATTATGCCAAAGTTCTCGACAAAAAGGGATATAATTACGGCAGAGTAATCCTCCCCCACGACGGAAAAGCCCGCTCTAAAGTCTCAGGAGAGAGCTACGCCAAGGCGTTAAGGGACTTGGGGTATGATGTTTACGTAAACCCGCGAATTGCTACTAAAGATGTTGGAATTAACATTACAGCCGATGTCCTCCCTTCGTTCTTTATCGACGAAAACAAGTGTAAGGACGGTATAGAGGCATTAGACCACTACCGAAGGGAATTTGATGAGGAAAACCGCGTTTATATGGAAAAACCCCTCCACGACTGGGCCTCTCATCCCTCAGATTCACTAAAAGAGATGTGTCAGGCCATAAAAGCGGGCAAATTACAGTCTTTCGGTGCAATAACGAAGAACCAGGTACTAAAATGGACTGATAAATGGAAAAGGACAGGTTAAATGGCTAAAGAAAAAATGACAATCGAAGAAATTAGCGAGCTTGTCGAAGAAATCGAAAAGAATATAGATTTGTTTGCACTTGAAATAATTCGTGAAGGCATAGAATAAATGGCTAAAGACATAGAACTCAAATCCGACTATGACGAAGCGTTTGAGATAAAACGCACGGCATGGGAGCGTCAACTCAAGCAGGGGATGCTCGATCTTGACTTCTATTTCCGCGCCCAACATACAGAAAAAGAGGCAAAACAGGCTGAATTACAGGAAAGAGAACTCTACACCCTCGACAAGATAGGCAGGCAGGTCAATCTCTTACACGGATACGAGATAAGAAACAGGCACCTCCTAAAAATAGCCCCACAGGGGAAGACCGACGACCAGGAAGACAAAGCATGTTCTCAGCATTCGTCGGTTATTATGAACCTGATGACCATGAGCGGGGGCTATGATGTTCTCTCAGAGGCGTTTAAATGGGGATCTCTGATACAGGGATCGAACCTTATCGAGATATGGCGGGACAGAAACGGTGATCTTCAATTTTCACGCTTAGGCTGGAACCAGTTCCTCTTAAACCCCGGCCTGACCCGTACCGATCTTAGCGATTGTCAGGATATCGCCATAGGCCGATGGATTGACCCCGACAGGATCAAGTTCTTGCTGCCGGCCAATTCCGATAATATCGAGACTATCCAGCCGTTGACCAATGTTTCAAGGTGGGATTTCCTGCAAGACCCCGTTCTGCAGAACCGGGCTAAAAGGATGCTTATGGAAGAATGGTGGCGCAGAGATACCGAAACAGTACCCTCTGTAATCTCCAGGGTAAATATTCCGGGATTTTCGATTGGGCAGGAAAAGACTATTTCGGAGTTTGCGACTGAATTTTACGGGGGTGACGAGAAATTTGCCAAATCAGAAATTGCAAGATTGAAAAGAACTGACGGATTGCCTGCTTTTTCAAGAAACTCGAAAGCTATCGACAAAATGAAACTGACTGTATTCGTCAATAATCGTATGGTATTTGACGGGCTAAACCCTTTAAGGATGAGGGATTACAATCTTATATGGCTTCACGGCGACTGGTGTGCCGAATGCCCGCGAGACGATATTAAGCTGCAAAGCTGGTCAAGAAAACTGCGCGACCCACAAAGAGCACTGAATCGAAGAACAAATCAAATCTATGACATTATCGAGAGTCAGTTACACGCTTTGCGGGTTGTGCGTTCTGATCTACTCTTGAACCCCGAAGCTGCACATGAGGCAGGACAAGGGGTTGTTTTGCACATAGACCCAAACAAAGACAATGGAGCACCTTTGAAAGAGATATTTAATCAGTTCCCGGCCTCCGACGTGCCTCAAAGTCTGTTTCAGGCATTAGAGATGACTGACCGGGCCGAAACCGAGACAGGTGGTTTGAATCAGGAGATATTCGGAGTTGACGACTCCGACGCCGATGTACCGATGATACTAGCGCGTCACCGCACCGGACAGGCACTAACCGGACAGGCCGGGCTATTTCAGGGGTTTAGAAACTCAAAACGTCAAATAGGCCGTAAACTGGTAAAACTTGTTCAGTTGAATTACTCCCCTCAGAAGGTGGCCGAGATAATCAACGAATTTCCGGTTGAGGGTTTTTACGAGGACAATCTTACAAGATTCGACTGCTCCCCGGTTGAAGGGTTGCTTACGG